CTGCTGCCCATTTTGTTTGTTTGAGATATTGTACTGCTTCTATACCAGAAGAACCTGCCATTGAAAATATTACTAGTGCGTAGAGTATTTTAGATATTGCTTTCTTTTTTTGCTCATCTTTAACAAAAAATCCAACAACACGTTTTATAGGGGACATAAATGCTTCTTCATTATTGTGGGTAAATTTTTCCCACCAAGAAGCACTTTTCATCATTTTTTCTGACCCAAACTTTTTAGCAAGATATTGAGCCATTTTAGATAACATATTAGCAACTGTATTAGAAAGTAAGATAATACCGAGAACACCAACTATACCGGCAGCTTCTTCGATATCATCTTTTTCTTTCTCAAGCTCTGCCTCAACAGCTTTAGCCATCTGAGCTCCTAAGTTGCCGATTTCCGGAACTTTAGTCTCAAGTTCTTGTTCTAATATGATATCAGAAAGTTTCAATTTACTTTTTCTTTTTCTTCCCGTGTGTATGAGATTCAGAAGTAATAACTTTTAATTCGTTAACTGGGATATCTTTAACTTCCCCGCCACTTTTGAAGAATACATCATAATGAGTTACTTCAGCATTGCCATCAGTAGTTTCTACTAATGTATGTTGTCCTTCGATACATACTCCATATCCGTAAGTTTCATGTACAACGTGTGCTGCACAGTCATGCTTAAACCCAGGAGCTGTTTCGTCAACTTCTTCCTCGTTTACTTCTTCTTCGTTAGTTACTTCTGTTTTTTCTTGTACTTTTTTTGATTCAGCTAAAAATTTTCTTAAATCAAATTCACCGTAATGTGCCATATCTATATTATTTAATTTATGCTCTTAAAATATCATTTATAATTCCGTCTAAGTTAGCATACTTAGATACTTTTACCTTACCTTCGTTTAACGCTACAGGATTCATAAATGCACCATGCGTAGATGGATTTGAAACAAAGTCCCAGCAAACAAGTTCAAAGTCGTCTTGAACCTCTAACTGCCCTTCATTAGTTTGTTGAACTGACCCAGTACCTCTTGAAGAGATACCAATTGTATGACCAGCTTTCATAATTTCTTTTACAATGTTACCTGCTGGTGTGTTTAGTAGTTCTACACGTCCCATAAGGTCGTCTCCCTTCCACCATAGGTCTTTTACTATATGTGAGGCGTTCTTAAGAGAGACAACGGGAGATTCAGGATGATCCAGTTCTCCGTATGCATTACCGTTCTTAACAAATTCACTCAGATATCTCTTAGATTCTCTCTCTAAGATTGGTTTTGCATATACTCTACCGTTTTGGTTTTGAGCTTTGGCTCTTTGCATAACACCTTCTACCTCGAATACTCCAGGTCTTCCTTTAGCTTCTTTTATGGTAGCTCTAAATGGTGTTACATCTACTAATAGTTGTGCCATATTTTAAATATTTGGTGTATACACAGTCTTTTTAGGTTCTGGTGAAAACTCGTCTTCTCCTAATGGTCTTTCACCTGAGTTATGAGCATCTACATCTGCTTGAGATAATACTTTAACTTTAGGTTGATCTAAACCTTTAGTAAATCCTTGCTTAGTAACAGGTCTTAAATCTTTCATAAATGCTGTCTCAATATCAGGTGCTAAGAAGCCTCCTACTTTTAATCCTTCTTCATTTCTAATTTCACCTAACTTATCGTATACTTTTTGAATCTTATCTCTAGTCTTATCATAATAAGCTTCAATATCAGTAACTAGGTTTTGTAAGTCTAAGATTGCTCCTTTCATCCCTTCAAAGCCTGCGTAGTCGTCTGCTATTCTAGCTAACTCATTTGTAGCTGCTTCATTTATAGTACCTTCTTCTAATACTTTAGAGATAATAGCTTTTACTGCTTCTCTTAGGTTTTTACCTTTTTTTGTTTCTGCTAGGTCTGGATTTCTGTCTATTCCACCATCAAAATCATCTAATGATTTTCTAAACTGTCTAGCGAATTGCGCAGACATATCTGCAGAGTCATTTTCTTCTTGATCTCGATAAAATTCTTCTGCTGTATCTAAAAGCTCTCCTAAAGAATATCTCTCTAAAGCATCTGCTAAAGTTATATTTTTTTCAGGTATAGCTGCTTCTTCTACATCTTTACCCATAGCTTTTTTGATAGCTTTGTCTTTAGCAGCTTTATAATCATCTCCATCAACATCTCCGTCTCCGTCATGATCTTTACCTTTCTTTTCAGATACTCCAGATGATTCTTGGAATATATCATACGATTCACCTTCAAAAATACTCCAGGTTAATTTAAATTCTTTTACACCATCTTCAGTTTTAGGCATAAATTTTTCACCCGCGTAATAAACGTATTCATACATTACAGGATACTCCATTTCATATCCAGCGTCTTTTGAATCCTCTTTGTACTGTTCGATCTCTTGCAGTCTTTTGGCTTCTAACATTTTTATAACTTTCTCCGGTGATTGAGTTCCTAGATCTTTTAATTGTCCGGCTCCTAAACCTGGAGGTCCTCCGTCTGTGTAGTGTACGTGTACGTCTTTAGACATATCAATGCCTACTTTTTTAAAAGCTTCTGCAACTGGAAAAGTAGCGTCTTCTAATTCGTCTGTATGAGATTGAACTTCTGCTTCTTTAACATTTTCTTCATAAGGAGCGCCTTGATTTCTTCCGTAGTTACCTCCACCGGCTCTACCGAACTCAAAGTCTATTTTATAATGCTCACCAATAAACTCCATTACTTCCATAGCAGCTTCGATTTCATCTCCATCCATCTCCATTGCCATACCTTTAATGACTTCTATGATTTCATCTCCTGAACCTCTGTATTCGTTTACTGCAGCCCCGTTTCTTGGAACGTAATCTGCATCTCTTTCTCTTATTGGGAATACTCCTTCAATTAGACCTGATAATGTTTCTTTAATTTCTTTTCTAAACATTTTAAGATGATCTAATGCAGCAGACTTATCGCCTTCTTTAATAGCCTCCATTACTTCATATAAATGAGCATTTTCTCTATGGTAGTTTACGTCTTCAAAAGAATCGTAAATTTTCTGCATAGTATCAATTGGAGTGTTAATTCTAATTTTTAACCCTGCCTTAAGCATTCCTTCGTAATCAAAGTCAGTAGAGAACATATCACCAGGAGTATAAGCATTTACTGCTTCTTCTACCTCGTCTTCTTTATCAGACTGAGTTCTTAATATGCTTTTATCTCTACCTTTAAATCTAGAAGGTTCAGTGTCGATTTTAGGTCTACCCATTCTATCAACAGCTAATTCATCTCTTCTGTTTACAGATTCGAATTCATCATAATCTCCCCAAACAGCTTCAATATTATTATAATCTACAGTACCGTTAAAAATATCATCTCTATGAGTCTTTATATAAGATAGAGCGTCATCTGTAGAAACTGTAAATCCAGTCTCAGGGTGACCTTTAACAGTAAGAAAATCTATAATTTGTTTCAATACCATTTTTCTTTCGTGATTAGAAGCTCTTTCTCCTGGAACACCTGGTTCAGTAGGAATAGCATCAGCTTCTTCAACACCTTCTTTTAGAGTAGCGTTCTTCATTTGATTTTTAGAATCAACATCTTTTGCTCCTCTTTTGGTCTCTTTCATTTTATCGTTTTTATCAACGCTTGGAGACTCTTTTGCAATTAGGTCTATATAATGAGTTTGATTTTTTTGTAAATTAGAAACTGCTCTCTTTTTAGCCTGCATGTATTGTTCTTTAGTAACAACACCAGTTGGATCGATGCCCATCGCCGTAAGTTCGACATCTACTCCTCTATCAATAGCTTCTAAAGGTAAATTATCCTCTAATGGTTTGATTTTCTTATCTTCTTTTTTAGCTTCAAAAATCATTCCTCTGTTTTTTAATATAGTTACAGAGTCATCAAAGCCGTTAAACTGAGTAATAAGTTGAGGAAACTCTAGACGCATTTGTCTAACAAATTCAGCTTTTGCGAACTTGCCCTCTAGTACGGCGTTATATTTTTCAGTTGCAGTTCTCATATTTACTAAATATCTTTTATCTTTTTATAGCCTATTCTTTTAGCGGCTTTTGTTGCTCTTTTTGATGGAGTTTTACTAAAGGCGAATGGTGTGTGATACGCACCGACAGCACCGGAAGTATTAGCTTCATCGATTTCTTGCATTACCTCTCTAACTAACTGAACTAGTTCTGAGCGTTTCATATGCTTCTTAGTTCGTTAACTAAATCGTAATACTGCATTAAATTAACAAGATGAATATCTGTTATGGCTTCTGTCTTTTTAACAGGAACAATAGCTTTAGATACTTCATCTAATTTTATCTTGACAACCTGGTCTTTAACTTTTTCCGATAACTTTTGTACCTCTTTTGCAATCTTTGAAAGTTCCTCATTGATTACATTGCGTAAACGTGTTTTGGAGTTAACAGAGGTAATAAACTCCTTAAGTATATTTTTTTGCTCTGGTAGTAAATCTTTATATTTGTTATTGAATTTTTCTAATAAAATTCTAAAAGTAAGTAGTTTTAGATCCTTGTCGTATTTAGAATATTCTTCTATTAAAGTATCTTTTACATCCTCTTTATTTTGAGAATTAGAAGTTAAAAATTCTAATATCGTCACTTTATTCTCTACTAAATATCTTGGATCTACTAACTCAGAGTTATTTTGTACCTCTAATAAACAATATAGAGCAGCTAAAGGTTTATAGTTTTTTACTTGGATACTGAAAAATTCATCAATATCGTAGCTCTCTTTAATACTTGATATTAGGTTATATTTTTGCTTCTTCAATACATTTTGATCTAGTTTTCTAGATACTTCTGTAATTGTAGATAGTATAGCTTCTGCTTTTGTTTGAGATACTCCTTCTGCTTTTTGGAGTAAGTTGTAAAGTTTGAATTCTTTAGCTAGTGTTGTTTTCCCGCTAAAAAACTCTTTAATTATAGAAATAGCAGCCGATTCTCCTCCTTTAAGAGTATCAGCGGCAATCTGCTTAACTAATAGTTCAAATATTAGCCCAGTATTTCTATACTTCGAATGCTTTATTTTCATTATACACGTTTACTATTATAAATATGCACTACTTACCTAAATCCTTGATGTTGTCTTCATTAAGTAGTTGACTCTCTTCTTCACTATCTTTAGCTTTGAATACAATACTTTTTAAAGATTCTTCATTTTTCTTTAGAATAGTTTGTGCTGTAGTTTCATTTACGTTGTCTGCATCACTTGGAAAACCACCTTTCATACCGTGTTGACCAAGAGGATCACGTCCTCCTGCTGGATTCTCTATGGTTCCGTAAACTGAAGCTTTTTCAACCGGTCTTCCACCTTCTGGTCCTGGCATACCCCATTCAGGCACTTCTTCATACCCTTTTGGTACTTCTCCAGATCCACCTCCTTTAGGTGTAGATGTTGCTCTTCTACCATACATAGATGCTAAATCATGAGGAGTACCGTAAGTCATACCACTCAATGCAGGATCGTTACCTTCTCCTTCAATTTGAGCTCTTCTAAATGTACGTTTCTCATCTTCAATCATAAGATCTCTCATCTCCATATACTGATCTTCAGATAAATCAAATATATTTTCATAGATATAATCTGAAGAAAATAATTTAGAGTCTTTCATTTGATTAGCTAAATCTACTTTTTCTTTTAAAAGTGCTACTTTTTCTTGTTCAAATATAATAGAAGGTGTAGTTAGTTTGATTTCAAAGTTAGTTAAACTCTCTCCTGTGAAACCTTGCGTGTATAAGTGAACCAATGCGATCTTAGTTAATTCTGATTCTAAGATCTTTTGGATTCTTTCTACAGTTCTTGGAAATCTAATATCTTCTGCTGCTAACGTAGCTTTACCTGATAAATCACCTTCAAACCCGAAGTATGCCTTAGGAATCTTAAGTGCAGCAAAAAGTTTAGCTTGTAAGTATTGGACGTCTGTAGTGCCGTCGTAGTCTAGTCCTTTTGTAGTTTCTATTCTTGTAGCATTATCTCCACCTCTAACCGGTAAGTAAAAGTCTTCCATCATGTTTTGCATGTTGAACTTTAAGTTATATTGACCTGTTTGAGGATCAACATAAGGAGTTTTCTTCATTTGATTGATAGTTCTTTGCATGAACTGATCAACTTCATTTGGTGGAATTGCTCCAACATTAATATAGAACATTCTCTTTTCAGGTGCTCTCATTATACGGTGAATTAACATCGCATCTTCCATTAATGTTGTTTGCTTAAATATCTTTCTAGCTGGCTCTAAGTAAGATCTACCATAAGGTAAATAATGTACATCAGAAATCAATCTGAAGTGAGCCATTTCGTAGTTATCTATTTGAACTTTACCTGATTGCTTTCTACCTGGTAGATAGTTATTAACATCAGAAGAAGCTGCTATTCCATCAGGATCTAATTCAAAAGTAACTTTAGCTGGATTTTCTGGGTCATGTCCTTCTAATCTTGCAATGTGGTAAACTGTATAAGGTAGTACGTTGTAAACACCGAATTTTTCAGCAATTTCTAATTTTAAAAAGAAATCACCGTATTTACACATTTGTCTAGTCCAAGACCATAAGTTAAATTCTATATTTAAAACATCATAAAATAAATTATAAAGTACTCTTTGTATGTTTTCATCTGATGATTTAATTGCTAATACTTCTCCTTGGTCATTCTTTACTGTAGCTTCATCAGCAATAATATCTAATGCAGAAGCAATAATAGGATCTGTATCCATAGCTTCGTAGTCAGAGTATAGTTGAATTCTTAACGTTTGATAGTTAAGATTAGGGTTAAATATGTTTGCTTTATTATAAGTATAAAGCCTGGTAAACCTATCCATCAGGGAGTTAGTCTGATATCTACCTGTGGTTTGTATTTGATTTACGTCGGAGACTTTTAATTGAGTTCCTCCTACATTTCTAATAATTACATCAGAAGAAAAGAGTCTCTGTAGTCGTCCAAATAGTGATCGATCGGCCATTCGAATATATTTTTATATAAATAGTCTATTTTAACAGCCAGCGTATATCTTCTTTAACCTGACCATTATCTATAAGATAAGGATTATTTTGCATATTTCCAACTGAATTTATAACAGCTTGGTTTCTAGCATTTAGATTATTAAAAGAAGATAGCTGAGCTCTGGCTAGGTCAATACCCTGTTGTCTTAATCTCAGCGCTGTATCTCTAACGTATAATGCTGTTGCACATGACATAATTAAATCATCATTGTACCTATCTTGTGCTTGAGCTTTTCCGTTTTTCCATATGAAAACCCTCATTTCAGACATTAACCTTTTAGATTGAATAGTAACTGAATGATCTCTTATATACTCTATCATTTTAGCAATTACTAATGGTCTAGTTCTGGCTGACATAGTAAAACCAGGAACTAGCTTATCTCTCTCATACTTATGCATATAAGATTCCACTGTTTCCATATTACTAGTAGCACTGTAGAATAAATTTCTATATTCTCTTTCTAATATCTGTTCTATAGTCGCCCACCCAATATTAGCGTTTTCTACTACTAATAGTGCTTCATTATATTCAGCTGCTATTCCAACTAACATATTTCCAAAATCTCTAGGAGATAGTTTACCTTTGTATTCTGCTACTTGAGTACAAGTTTCTATGTCAAATATATGAAAAGCTGAATAGTCAGTAGCATCACCTCTTGCAACATCGGCAACCACCATATATGATTTACTGTAATCTACTCCTTCCCATATCCATAAATTACCATCGACACCTCTTCTCTCTAAAGCATCTCTTTGGTAAGTTTCTTCATAAAAAGCCATATCATCTGGTTCAAATACTGTATCACCAGAACTTAAAAAGTCACAATCACATTCTTGACCTGCCATACGAGGACCTAAGTCAGCATCTTGCTGGTCTCTCCATGATTGATCTCTTTCAGGATGTACCGTCCAAGGAAGTCTAATTGGTAAAAAACTATTTTCTCCAGTTTCTGCTTTTTCCCATGTTAGGTGAAACCAGTTACCAATACCGTTAGGAGTAGACAGTGCCATACATTGTCCACCGGTAGCTAACGTTTGTTGTGCTGCAGTAAATGTTTCATCTACGTTATCTATAAAAGCAGCCTCATCCATCAGTAGTAATGATACCGCTTCTGATCTTGCAGCATCTGGTGAAGATGATTTAGCTTGTACTTTAGAACCATTCTTAAGTCTTAATGATAATTTATTCTTTTCAAC